GCCCCCGCCCGCCACGGTCGTGGCCTGGTTGACGGATAGCGCAATCGTCGCGGCGTTGCCCTGCGTGATGTGGAAGGCCACCCACGCCATGTGGACGTTCTTCAGGGAGACGTAGGCTCCCGTGCGTCCGCCCGCGTCTGCCGCAGGCGCGAGGCAGTTGACTACCTTGTACGTTTCGAGAAAGGTGAGGTCCATCTTCATGTCTCCTTATTCGCTATCCCGCTTAGGCACGGGCAGCGAGTGCAACGAACGGCGACAGGCTATTGGAACCCTTGGCCGGCACCAGCGGAGCATTCCAGATCGGCTGACCGTCCACCCGGTAGACGAAGCGGAAGACCGACTCGTCTGTCAGGAAGGCGACGTGGATCGAGGACGCAGCCTCAACCCCGGACTTGACAGCCAGGAAGTACTGCGACAGGTCCGCCAGAACGATGTCGCCCAGCGTACCGACGGTCTGGCTGTTCTCGGTCAGGATGACCGGACGGCCCTTCAGGCGGCCGTAGGGAGCATCGGCAATCCCACCGGGCGGGAGGTACGCCGGGACTCCACCCAGACCAACCGACAGCCCCATCAGGTCCAGCTGAGGCTCGACGTCCTGGTTGATGAACCAGACCGAGTTTGGCCGGCTCTTCGCCCACAGGCGCGCCCACATCTTGACGATGTTCTCCAAGACCACAGTGGCCGCGGCCTGGGGTGGTTCCTTGGGGACCGTGACGAGCGCCGGGCTGTTCATGACCCCCAGCGGCTGACCATTGCCCGCGCCGAACAGGATCGCTTCGTCCAGCATGAAGGCGGCCTCGTTCGTGAAGGCGTCGCTCATCACCGAGCCCAGCGCCGTCGCGTCCTGCATCTCTTCGTCGGTGGCATAGTAGGCGCCCATCAGCTTGTTCAAGCGCAGGGAGATTTGGCGCAGCTTCGGCTTCGTCGCCGACAGCGATCCGCCAGCGGCCACCCAGTACATCTGGATGCCGCCGAAGCGCGAGCCAGTAACGCGCGAGGTCTCATCGATCGCATTGATGCGGATCGAGTTCGACCGGTCCCCGATAGGGATGCGCCGAGCGCGGGAGGCGAAGGCGCCTGTTTCATAGGCGCGCTGGAAAAGCTCTGCCGAGAACTCCGGCTGGAGCAGGAACCCGCCTTCGGACAGGATCTCTTCGTTCATCCCGAGGGCCTTCAGTTCGGCGTCACTGATAACCTTGAACAGCTTGTCAGTGACCGCGGTGTTCCGGCCATGACTCTGGCCGTGTTCCTTGATCGCCATGAGCTGTTCGCCGAGGGACTTGAACGGTCGGTCCACCTCGCGCTTGCTCTTCTTGGCCCCGTCCTCTTCGATGTCGAAGCCGCCGGGGTTGTCCTCGAACTTCTTGGCGAGGGCAATCACGCTCTCGCCCGTGGTCTTGAGGGCCGAATCGAGCGATCCGAAACGGGCCTCAAGCCTTTCCTCAAACGCTTTCATCTCTTCCGGTGTCATGTCTCCACCTTCCTTGTCGATGTGAACTACTGGCGCCGCAATCTCGGGCTCATCTGGTTCGGCCTGTCCGGCCACTTCCCAGTTGACGCTCTTGAGACCATCGGCATATGACTTCAACGGGATCACGACTGCACGAGGCTCCGCGGGCTGGGGCGTCAGGGACGCGTCCAACCCGAGGGACCATCGGTCAATCCGATATGCTTTCCCCACCTGCGTGCGCTCTACCAAGTGGGCGACCGTACCAGACGACCATCCCAACTTCCCCTTCTCGGCCATGCCGTAGAGGAACTTCTCGTAGTCGTCACGCAGGTGCAGCTGGGCGGCGGCCCACACTCCGAAGTCGTCCTCGGTCAACTTCGCCTGCCCCAGGATGCGGCGCTTGAGAACCTCGTCCGCGCCGTGAGCGTAGAACACTGGCGAGGACGTGTGCTGCCCGAACTCAGTCTCCTTGGTGAAGAAGTCGCCCACTAGGTCGGGATCTGCGTCGGTCGAGAACTTCACCAGGTAGCCTCCAATCTTCCCGTTGCCGAGCGCCTTGACTGCTCCACCAAGAACGACGAGGCTTTCGTCCAGGCTCTTGTTGTGCTCGCGCCACATCCCCATACAGGCGGCGACGGCCTGGTCTTGGCTGTCGCCCTCGCCAACGCGAACGGGGACGCATCGCTCCAACCACGTCTTTTCGGTGTCGTCCGGCTTGAACTCCGGCATTGTGCCTCCTACAGCCCCAGGTCCTTGATCAACTTGGCAATCCACTTGTCGTAGATCGTCTCGATCTGGTGGACCTTCTCGTGGGCCACGTCGATCAGCTTGCGCCAACCTATCTTCGCCATGTGTTGCGCCTGGTCGGTTTCATCCGTCAGCCACTTGGCATAGCTGGCCCGGTTCCCAATCGTTGCCCCGTACGTCATGGGCGTAATGTAGAACTGCGTCCCATACCGCTCCGAGTTGTGCAGGTTCTTGGTCGCGTACTGCGTCCCCACTCCCCGGATGTAGAACGGGGTCGGAGGTACGTTCCCCTCGCCAGCCGGCGGATACTGGCGCAACCCAACTGTGTCCACGACCTCGCGTCCAGCCTCTTTCCCAGCTGCCCGCATGTACTTGGCAATCTCCCGCGGGAAGCGGTCGATGGCGGCCACCACCTTGTCCAACCCCGTGACCCGTATTTCAAGCACTGATGTCCGTCCCGCTATCCATCCAGCACCGGCAGTTGTGTGTTACAATGGCGTTGGCGATGTAGCCGCCACATTCTGTCTGGAGGTTGTAGACATGTCCCCGAAACGGCTTGCGCTCGACACGAACGACATCATCAAGTGCTACCTCGCTGGCGAGTCCGAGAATGCCATAGCCAGACGCGTTGGCGTCAATCGTTGGACGGTCCGCCAGCGCCTCATAGAGGCTGGTGTAGCCGTGCGCAACCAATCCGAGGCCGAGACTGTGAAGTGGAAGAGAATGTCGCATCGACAGCGAACGAGGCAAGTAGTTGCGGCTCATGCCGCCGCTCGTGGGCGCGCAGTCACCGAACAGGAGTTGTCCGCTCGCGCTCGAACGCGGCAGGAAAGGCATACCCATGTGTCGCCTGCCGAGCGACAGTTCGCCCGGATGCTGGCGAAGATCGGCATTGAACCGGTCCCGCAACAAGCCGTCGGACCATACAACTGCGACCTCGGAGCCAGCCCCATCGCCGTGGAAGTCTTCGGCGGCAACTGGCACTTCGGCGGGGAACACATGTTGCGAACGCCGGAACGCCTTCGCTATTTCTTCGATGCGGGTTGGCACATGCTGATTGTGTATGTCTCCAAGCGCCATCCTCTCGGGAATGGAGCCGCAGAGTACCTGCGCGCCTTCCTGCAAGAGACCCGCCGCCATCCAGCCATGCCGCGTCAGTATCGGATGATTAGGGGTACAGGTGAGTTCATGGTGTCCGGCGGTATAGATGGCGACAACCTCACCCTCATACTCCCGTTCGCTAACAGCCGCGATCCGGTCAGCGGCAGATACAAGCGTGTCTCCAAGTAGACAATTCACGTGCGCTGGCGGGAACTGGTACAGCTCCCCATCCCCGCCCTTGAACTCCGCCTCTACGTCCACCTCTTGCCCGTCCATCGGGCCACAGATGGGGCAAACCCGATCGTCGTTGTTGGTGAACCACATCTTCGTTACCGCAACCTCGGGGAACTCCACCCGAAGCGCCTCCCCGCCAGCCTGCGCCGCGTCGGCATAGGCCCTGGTGATCTCCGTCGTTGCGATCATCTGCGCCCTGGCCTCGTCGTAGGGCAGGGAGGTCATGACGTCCCCGATGGTGTAGCCGGGCGTGGCGATGAATGCTTCAAGCGATCTGGCGAGGGCATCCCGTGTCGTCCGGGTGATCCCCTGCACCAGGTCGTAGGCGTAGGTGTGGGCGTTCGCCAAAGCCACGGTGTTGACCGCGGCGTAGTCCAGGCCCACAAGCGTCTGCTCACCGAATAGCGCCACGCCCTTGCGAATGGCCTCCTCAAGAACGGACAGCACGGCCCCAGTCAGGTCGTCCTCCTCGTCCTTCCAGAAGAAGGGATCGAGTTGCTTCCGGTAGAAGAAGGTCTCCTCCAGGTGCCGGCGGATTTTCGCCCGCTGCTTCCGCCAATGTCTCTGGATGACCTCGACCAGGCGGTACTCCAACTCCTGCTTCTCCCTGCGTTTGGGCTCGCGCAGGTCGCGGCGTTTCATCCCATCAACGTCAACGTCGATGGCTACCATCACCTCGTCGAGGAGTTGCCGCACCCTAACCCTGGCGTCCATCATTCCCCACAGTAGCAAACTCGTCGGTCGTTTCCCGCAACGGGGCCTGGGAATAGAGCGCCTTGCTCGTCTCCCTCAGCGCCGCAGTTAGGTCGGCCAGGTACTCGTTCGTCTCCTGCCCCCGCTCCTTGGCGAATACCCGCCTCACATCGTCAACGGTCTGCCCGTCCCCGAGAGCGTTCAGGATGCGCTCCCGCTGCTCCTTGGGTATGAATACACACTTGAATCGGTCGGCCTGCCCCAGATGCCGGATGGCGTACCGCTGCCATTCCTTCAGCTCGCGGGCGATCAACGACTTGTTCCCGTTCATGGGCATTGGGTCGGGCGTTTCCTGGGCGTCCTGTGGCTTGGCCTGGAGAGCGGCGAGGCGGTCGGCGTTGGCCTTTTCTAGTGCGGCCGCCTGCTCTTCCTTGCGCCCCTGCTCCTCCTCGATCATGGCGATCTGCTCGTCCGTCAGTTCGTAGCCGAGGATTTGCAGAGCCGCCATCAGGGGAACGGTGCTCTCCACCAGGTTCCTCAGAGCCGAGCTTCGTTGGGCCTCGTCTTCCTGGAAAGCGTCCAGCGTCTCGGGCCGGAACTCCATCCTCAGCCCCATCGGCTCGAGGACCTGCTCATTCAGAATTCCCTGGATGAACTCGCAGTCAGGGACTACGACCCGGCTCAGGAACGACAGCACGTCCTCGCCCGCGGTGGCATTGGTAGAGGCGTCAGAGAACAGCATGGTCTGGGGGATCCCCAGGGCCGTTGCGATGTCCTCCCGCTTCTCCCGGGTCAGGGTCTGGTCGCTCAAACTTTCCAGGCCCTCACCAATCACCACCGGCTTGATGGCGTCGGCATTGACGACCATTCCCTTCCAGGCGTTCCCCAGCCCGGCAACAGTCTGGTCCCACCACTTCTTGAGCCGGCTCCGGTCGCTCTTGGACACCGTATCGGATACCGTCAGGATGGTGGCTTTGATGGCCCCGCGCCTGAAGTACAGGGAAGCGAAATCGTCCACCGACATCAGCACGCCGGCGGCGGAACAAGCCGCCTGAGCTGGCGAGGTGTCGGCCGGCCCAATTTCGGTGTACGGCGACGGCTTCCAGAAGTAGACGAACTTCTCGATGGGGAACAGCTTTTCCGCCCCGTTGACCATTCGCAGGAAGCCAATCAGCCCCTTGAGCGGGTCCAGCTTTGGCCTCACTCCGGTGGGTTTGATGTACCGCAGGCCGTAAGTCACCGGCCCAAGGTTGTCCCGGAAGAGGTAGGCCCGATTGGTTAGCGTCAGCGATGAGGAGAGCAGCCAAAGCAGGTTGTGAGGATTGGGCATGAACCCGACCTTGTTCTCCCACTTGGCCGAGACATCGACCTCCTGCTTGCCCTGCATGATGGCGAACGGCATGGCCGCCACCGCGTTGGCGATCAAAGCAACGCCGCGATGCAACCAGGCAACCCGCTGGAAGTAGGACTGCACCGTATTCTTGGCGGCATACTCTTCGTCGCCCAGAACGGTCCAGCGCGCCCCCTCGTCCATTGGGATGGCGGCCTTGAGTGGATAGGCGGACTTCATGCCGTCGAAGTAGACTAGGCGATCGCCCATGACTGCCCCGTAACCATGAGATGTGTGGCGGCCCATACTAGAGCATCCAGCCTGTCGGGCGACTTCTCGCCGGGCACCCAAGTGCAGAGCTGGTCTTCGAGCTGAGGGAACGAGCCGACGTGATGAATCTTGTGCTGCTCGTAGAGCGAGGCGACGGGCTCGGCCCTGGTGTACTTGCCCTTCGTCGCCCGGACTTCCCGAACCGGAACGTCAGCGATGTTCTTGAGCGTGTTCTTCACCAAGTCCCCGCCGTTGTTCACCTCGGCAACGATGAAGTTGAGTTCGTTCATCTTGTAGGCTTCAACCGCGCGCCGAGCCCAGGCGTTGGGGGTGTAGATCCCAGACAGATCATCCATGACGTAGCCGTGCCCCTTGGCGTCCACTCCGAAGACCACGATGCCGGTCTCGTCGCTCTCTTCGTGGGCGGTCACGGCCGGGTCGATGGCGACCACACCCTTGACAATGGTCGGGACCTTGGAGACCCGCGCCTCGTCCAGAAGGTCGCGGGTCCACAGGGCGCCCGGAACGTCATCTAGGATCTCGGCGTTCAATTCCTGCCGGCCTAGGCGCGTGCCCTCATACTTGAGGACGATCGCGGTCTTGAATGCAGGGGCCAGATTGTCCAGGTTCTCGTAAGTCGTGCCCCTGGTGACTCGAACGTCCTCCCCGTCGCGCTTGACCAACTGACGAATGAGCGGGATCGGGCGCGGGGTGGAAGTGAGAACGACCTGCGGCCGGGGGCCAGTACGAAGCCCAAGCATCAGCATGTCAAAGGACTCGGGATACCTCCAGGAGGCAACCTCGTCTCCCCACGCGAAGTCGTGCTGTGGCCCCCTCAATCGTTCGGGCTCGTCGGCTGAGAACAGGGAGGCGACGGCGCCATTGGGCCAGGTCAGCCGTCGCTTTGAGGGCTCGTAGTGCGGGCGCCAGGCATCAGGGGAAACAGCCAAAATTCCAGAGGGGCCCTCGACCATCACGTCCCGAACGTCGGCCGCAGTCGGGCCAACCAACGCCAGCCTGTTCGCCCGGCCCTCCATGACGTACCGCTTGGTCGTCTCGGATCCCGTCCTGGTCTTGCCGAACCCTCGGCCGGCCAAGAGTAGCCAGATCGTCCAGTCGTCTTTCGGTGGGATCTGTGATGGCCGGGCAGTCGCCAGCCATTCGTCCTTGCCAACGGCCCTCGCCGCACTCTTGCGACGGATAGCCTCTTCCCATGCTTCGCCGGCCATCTGCTCAAGTGCGGGCCGGGAGAGAGGGAGGCTATTCGTTTGCAGCATCGGGGAGAGACTCATAGGCAGCTTGGACCATCTTCTCGAATACGCCAGCCGCGGGGATGCCGTGCTTCTCGGCCTCCTCGCGCCACGAGATGTTCATCGGGATCGGCAGCAGTCCATCAACACGGGAGATCACCTTGTCCAGCAGACTTCCCGATGGTTCAGACAGCAGAGCGGCATAGACCCGAATCGCCACTGCTTCCTGCACCGTGATCTTGTCGCCCAGGCCAGCGAAGCCGGGGGCATAAGCCGCACACTTCTTCCCCAGCTCCATCGGCGTCAGTCGCCCCAGTTGGGAGAAGATCGCCCCCCATGTAGCGTCAGACTTGGGCTTCCCGCCCCTAGGGTTGCCCGACTGGCCCTTCTTCCATGCCGTCTTCGGTGCCTTGCGCTTCTGTGCCATTCAATCTGCCAAATCAACGCGCCGAGGACCAGCCGCGGGCTGGCCTCGACGGGCCTTAGTTATCCGGGCGGCATTAGCCATTCAGGCACCCCGGTATCCGGGCCTGGAAACGAAAAGGAGCCGTTGACTCGTACCGGCTCCTACACTAGCAGACAGGGGTGCGGTTTCCCGCAACGGTCAGCAGGAGATCATCTTCCCTCCCTCGTCCACCGTCCATCTGGCCCACGGCTTTGG